CAGGTGAAGATGTTAAAGGACTTACATCTGGTGCATTATTCAGTGTTTCCAATTTTGATGAGGATGATAGCACCGATAAATATAATGAAGGCGACATATTTGAGTCAGAGGCAGACTTAATTATTGACTTCTCTGAATCAAATCCATTTGGTACTTTCTGATGTTAGGAAATTATTTTTATCACGAAATAGTAAGAAAAACAGTTATTGCATTCGGCACATTGTTTAATGATATTCATGTGCGTCACGATGATGGTGCAGGAAATGTGATATCTGATGTGAAGGTTCCTGTTGCATATGGACCTAGACAAAAGTTTTTAGCAAGAATTCAACAACAACCAGAATTAAATAAGGCAACTCAAATTACATTGCCAAGAATGTCTTTTGAAATTACAAATATATCATATGACTCTACAAGAAAAGCAGGTATAACACAAACATTCAAAGCTCAAGATGTAAATAATAATCAAATGAAAAAGGTATTCATGCCTGTTCCATACAATCTTGGATTTGATTTAAATATCTTAGTTAAATTACAAGATGATGGTTTACAAATATTAGAGCAGATATTACCATTTTTTCAACCTGCATTTAATATATCGATTGACTTAGTAAAATCAATTGGAGAAAAAAGAGATATACCGATGGTTCTTCAAAATATTGCACAGCAAGATGATTATGAAGGAGATTTTGCAACAAGAAGAGCATTAATATACACATTATCATTTACAGCAAAAACATTCTTCTTTAACCATATTGCACAAACACCAGAAGGACTTATCAAAAAGGTTCAGTTGGATTACTACTCAAATACAAATACTCAAACAGCATCAAGAGTACAAAGATATACTGTTGTACCAAAAGCGAAGAAGGATTATAACGAAGATAACGTTATAGATACTGCAGATGACTTATTAATTGAACCAGGTGATGATTTTGGATTTACAGAAACAAGTTCATTCTTCGGGGATGCAAAAGACTTTGCACCGAATAGAGGAGTAGATATCTAATGAGTAAGTTTGATTCTTTAAATGATACTTTTAACACTGATGATGGTGTTGAAGTAGATGCTATTATTAAAGCAGAAGATACTGAATTACAGAAGAGTCAAACTAGAGCAGAAAATGTAGAAAAGGATTATGATTATACAAGAGGTAATTTATATTCACTAATTGAAAAAGGACAAGAAGCAATTAACGGTATTATGGAAGTTGCTGGTGAAACTGCAAGTCCAAGAGCATATGAAGTTGCAGGTCAATTAATTAAAAGTGTTGCAGATACTACAGATAAGTTAGCAGATTTGCATAAAAAAGTAAAAGAGATAGAAGAAGATAATCCAAAAAATCAGAGTACAGTTACAAACAACGCATTATTTGTTGGTTCAACGAGCGAACTCTCAAAAATGTTAAAAGATGGAATACTAAATAATAATAACTCTGAATAGTCTGTAATGGCAAAGACTTCCTGTAAAAAGGGACAATACTATTGTAACACTGATAAAAAGTGTAAACCTATTCCTGATGGATATAAAGTTCGTGAAGATGGATTTTTAGTTTCAGAGGGATCGAATCCTCGTATCCCAAGAAAAGCAGGACAACCTGCAAAATCAAAAAAACATTCTGACTTATATACTGATGAAGATCCTAAAGGAACTATTCATGGACTTGGTTTCAAGAATGTCGCTACAGCGAAAGCGAGTGTGGCAAAAATTAGGAAATCAAGTAGATCACATGCTCATAAAATTCAAGCAGCAATTGCTATGGAGCAAAGAGCAAGAGTGATGGGTAAAACCTCTGAAGCAGCTGTCTATAGAAAGTTTATCAACTCAATGAAAAAGAAAACAAAAGCGATGAATGAATCAAAGCATGGTGATCACGAATATGAAATGATTCGTCGTCAGACTGACAATATAATGGTCGCTGCGAAAAAAATCAAAAAGAAAGTTGGTAAAGGTGAGGGTAATGAAATGGCTTGGGTTCAGTCTAAAATCACAAAAGCAGCAGATTATCTTGATACTGCAGCAGATTATATGACTGATAAAGAAAGTGTCAAAGAAGGAACACTACGTTCTTGGTTTAAAGGTTCTAAATCAAAGGATGGTAAAGGTGGATGGGTAAATGTTAAAACAGGTGGAACCTGTGCAAGTGATGAACCAGGCGAGGGAGTACCAAAGTGCGTATCTCGTGCAAAATATGATAGTATGAGTAAAAAAGAGAGAGAATCAGCACATCGTAGAAAAAGAGCAGCAGATCCGAATCAGCAGTCAAAAACTGGTGCTGCAAAACCAACATATGTCTCAACTGACAAACCTAAAAAGAAAAAGAAAATGAAAGAAGAATTCGTATCACTACCTCTTCAACTAGAGATTCCACAAAATGATGGTGAGTTTAAATTAGGTCTGATGTTCCGTGAGAGTTTGGAACAAGACAGAGGTATGTTATTCATATTTGAAAGTAATGATTATTGGACTTTTCATATGAAGAATACTTTTATTCCTCTTGATATTGCTTTCATTAAAGAAGATGGTACAATTGATAGTATCAAAGAATTAGATCCTATGAGTCCTGTTCCCGTGTATCCTGAAAGTGAAATAAGATATGCAGTTGAAGTCAATCGTGGTTGGTTTGCGGAGAATGAAGTGAAGGTAGGAGATAAAATATTAGAAGATATACAAGAACATCATAAAAAAGATGCTGATGGAAATACAATTCCACACGAACACGAAGAAGAATTAAATGAGGTAAAAGATAGAAAAGGTAAAGGAAGTGGAACAAAAGATGCTTGCTATTATAAAGTTAAGTCAAGATACTCAGTTTGGCCAAGTGCATATGCATCAGGTGCATTAGTTAAGTGTCGTAAGGTAGGTGCTGCAAACTGGGGTAACAGCACGAAGAAAGAGGAATACAACTTAGAGGAGAAAAAAGGTCAAAAGTGTTGGCCAGGTTATGAAAAGAAAGGCACTAAGATGATGTTTGGTAAGAGATATAATAATTGTGTCAAGAAAGAAGAGTTTTCAAACTGGAGAGAAGAAGTAGGTTATGAGGGTAAGGACGACTCAAAAAAGTTACAAGAAGATGATATGAAGGGTATGAGTGTCAAATCAGGACACAAAAGACCCACAAAATCAGGTGCTGGTATGACACAGAAAGGTGTCGAAGCATATCGTCGTAGAAATCCAGGTTCAAAATTAAAAACTGCTGTCACAACAAAACCATCTAAATTAAAGAAAGGAAGTAAAGCGGCAAATCGTAGAAAGAGTTACTGTGCAAGAAGTGCAGGACAAATGAAGAAGTTTCCAAAAGCAGCAAAAGATCCGAATAGTAGATTAAGACAAGCACGTAGACGTTGGAACTGCTGATAAGTTATGAATGATAATGTATACCTTGGTAATCCGAATTTAAAAAAAGCAAATACTCCTCATGAATTTACAGAGGAGCAGGTCATTGAGTTTATCAAATGTAAGAATGATCCAGTTTATTTTGCAAAAAAATATATAAAGATTGTTTCTCTAGATGAAGGTTTAACACAATTTATTCCATATGATTTCCAAGAAACTTTAATTAAAAGATTCCATGAAAACCGTTTCAACATATGTAAAATGCCTCGGCAGACGGGTAAATCTACTACATCTGTATCATATCTTTTACATTACGCTGTTTTTAACGATAGTACAAATATTGGTATTCTCGCAAACAAAGCAGCAACTGCAAGAGATTTATTAGGTAGATTACAAACTGCATATGAGAATTTACCTAAATGGATGCAACAGGGTATCATATCTTGGAATAAAGGAAGTCTGGAGTTAGAAAATGGATCTAAAATACTTGCGGCGTCTACCTCTGCATCTGCAGTTAGAGGTATGTCTTTCAACATTCTTTTTCTGGACGAGTTTGCCTTTGTTCCTAACCATATTGCTGAGTCATTCTTTGCCTCAGTATATCCTACTATCACTTCTGGTAAAAACACCAAAGTCATAATGGTTTCAACTCCTCATGGAATGAACCATTTTTATAGGTATTGGCATGATGCTGAAAGAGGGAAGAATGAATATGTACCAACAGATGTTCACTGGTCTGAAGTGCCAGGTAGAGATGACGTATGGAGAGAGCAAACA